TGAACTATGGGCCGGACGAGAAAGAGATTCCGAGTTTTGAGCTCGATCGCGAAGAGCCGATTGACGAGCTAACGATTGCCCAACGCGATGCCATACTGTTTGGCAACTCGACTGGTCAACTGGGGCTACCGGTGTCGCTCGAGTTCTTATACGACAGGCACCGAGTGCCAGCGCCTGAGGAGGGCGAACAGCTCTTCGAACCGGGCGGGATCATGCCGCCGGAACCGACCGCGTGGCCGGAGGAACCGGGCGGTAATGGGAACGGGAACGGGCAGGGCGTTACACCAGGGATTCCCGGTGAGCGTCAATTGGCGCCGAGCGTGCAGCCACAGCAGGCCGGGCCGCCGTCTGGAGCGCTACCGGGCACGGGCCAAGAATTCAAGCTGAAGCCGGCTCGTCAGACTGGGGTACCGATCAAGGCGAGTGCCAGTGGAACAACGTTGAGGAACAAAAGGTGGAAAAAGCAAAGCGTAGAACAGCAGAGCAGGAAAGAGAATTCAGAAAACTTGCTGCCCTCTGCGGTATCTACATCGGACCACGACCTCGAAGCGACGGTTACCGATGTAAGCACTACCGGACTACCGATCCAGATTGGGGCGAGGCGGACGCCCTCCTTTCACAAAGACCTGGAGGCCTTACCGGACCGCGGGCCAGCGGAAGAGGCGGCGGCAAGCTCGCTGGAAGAATACTTCAAAGAGAATGCGGGGAGCATCAAGAGTATCCGCTGGAAAAGCGTCATCGATGACCGGACCACACCCGTCTGCAAACAGCTCCATAACCGCGTCTGGAGCTATCCGGGATTGAAACCGCGTGGTGGCCACGCTATTCCGTTTCCGGGCTATCCACCGATTTTGTATAACTGCCGGAGCACAGCGTTGCCGGTCTTGAAGACGTTCCCGGCGATCCGGAGCTGGTTCCAACAGCTGCTCGGCGTGCTGCCTAAGCGAACGCCGAAACCGCCGTATCGCTACAAAGGCGGCACACTGCCAACACCGCCTGAACCCGCATCAAAGGAGGAAGAATGAACGGACATCCGCATGCAAATTTTATCTTAGCTGACCCTGCAAATCTTATCGCTGGGCCGCCTGGACCGCCTGGACCGCAAGGCGAAATTGGGCCGACGGGTCCGCCTGGGCCGGAAGGCCCGCAGGGGCCACCGGGCCCGCAGGGCGAGCCGGGAACGCCCGCGATACGTGAAGCGATCGCCGCGCTTGATACGCGGCTCGCGGCACTTGAACAACGTTTAGGGCGACTGGCTGGAGGCTAACCTATGGCTGCACTCACTCAACCGGCAAAACACAAAGGGACGGTCGCGAATTCCGCAGCGCTTCCGTCAACTGGTCAAGTCGCGGGCGACGTCTATGTTGCAACCGATACCGGGCACGCGTGGCAATATCAAGGTGCGGCGTTCGCTGATATCGGGCAAGGGGTCATCGTGGGCGCTTATGTGTGGGTGGCCGGCAAAGGGCTGCATCTGCCTGGTGCGGGCATGGTTACCTTTCCAATACCGCTTTTCAAAGGGAGCTAGCTTGAATGGAGGCATGCGCGGCGATGAAGATGAGCACGGCCACTATCAGCAGCCGAGCCCTGCGCCGGAGCCGCCTAAGAAGCATAACGGGCTGCTTACCTTGCTACTTAGCAGCGGAGGCGATACTACCGTTAAGCTCATTACCTTGGCGCTGGTGGTGGTCAGTGGTGGTAGCAATCTTTTCGCGACGAAACAAGTTTCCGACCAAGAACGCGATCGGGTTGATCGTGCGCTCCGGGAACTCCACGACGTCCACGACAGCATTTTCGAGGCGATCAAACGCCAGAAAGCTATGGAGGACACGCTCGATGACATTAAACGGAAACTGAAATGAACTTGCTACAAATGATCAAGGCGATTGCCGAACGTTCGGATGTTTCGCCAAAGGAAGGGCTTCAAAAGTACGGTGACGTTACTTATGCAGATCCTAAAAACCATAAATATCCGCTTGATTCAGAAAAACATGTAAGGGCTGCGCTAAGTTATTTTTCAATGCCAAAGAACCGGGCGAAATACAGCGCAGCGGATCAGAAGACCATCATGGGCAAGATCAGGGCAGCAGCTAAACGGCATGGGATCGAGCTAAGCAGCAACGGCAACCACAACGGCCGCGCGCAGGATCATGCCGAAAGCTGTCTAGCGATCAGTGCGAGCGCAGCAGCCATTGAACTCGGGACCGATGGGGAGCCGCCCAACGTGATTATGTTCATGCCGCAAGGCAAACAGAAGATCCAGCCGTTGATTAACGGCAAACCGGCTGAGAGTGAAATTGAGGTAGAGATCGATTCTGCCTTGGTCACTAAACTGCAAAGTGATCTCGACGCGCGGCTGGCTAAGGCGCCGCGGCCGGTCGCTGATTTCGATCATGTGCAGCGCGGGCCGGCATCGTTTCTGCCCAAGAAATTTGAGTGGCGCGATAACGAGGGCGTCATTCTGCATGTCGATTGGACCGATGCCGGCAAGAGCGCGGTCAAGGGCCGCAATTACAGTTACTTCAGCCCGACCTTCATGTTGAGCCCCGATGGCAAGATTGCCGGTTTGCCGCAGAGCGGCGCGATCGGCGGTCTCACCAATTCACCAGCTTTTAGCAGTATCAAACGCATCGCGGCCGCACGGGTCGGGCCGGACGATGACCAAGGTGACGACCCGGATGATTATATGACTAATCCATTAGTAATGCAGTGTGTCGCCTTGGGGCTCGTGACTGAGAGCGACGATTTGGAGGTAGCTGCTACGCAGCTGGCTACCACCGTGACCGCGCTCCAAGCGCGGGTGGAAGGTGCGGAGACGCAACTAGCCGAATATCGGGCTAGGGAGGCTGACGCGAAGAAAGCGCTTGCCGTGGAGGCCGTTGATGCGGCGATCACGGAAGGTCGCTTGCCCGGCAAGAACATTGAAATTCGCACTTTCTGGGTCAACGCGATGAGCGCGAACCCTGAGGGCACCAAAAAAGCGATTGCGGCGCTTGTGCCGAACCCGGCGCTTAAGCAGGTGATCACCATCAAACACGGTGATACCAAGCGCACGGCGCTGGCTGAAGGCGCGAATATCGCCGAACAGATCACGCTCAAGGTTAACGCGATGCGGGTGAAGAACCCTAAGCTCAGTGCGGAAGATTGCTTTGCTTTGGCCGAGGCCGAGAACCCGGAGCTGTTCGCCGGCGCAACCCAAACCTACGCAACGGAGGAAGCATAATGTTCACGGGGACAACTGTAAGATGGCCGGGCATTGTAAACATGCCTGTTAATCCAACCACGACGCTCGATGCAAACGGGAACCCGATCCCGACCGTGTTGCGTGGTCAGTGTGTTAAATGGGTGGTTGCAGGTCCCTGGGTCGCGCCGGCGGCTGCGGTCGGTGACGCGGTGATGGGCTTCGCACTAAGCGACGCAGACATGCGGCAGCTGGTCGTCCCGGTCTGGGTCTCTAACGTCACGGTCGAGATGTTAGTAAAGACTGGCGATGTGGTCAATCAAGGCGCGCTTCTTTACTCGACCGGAGATGGAACCGTTACGATCACTGCGGGCACGCTTGCGGCGGTTGGAGTGGCCGTAAACCCGAATCTCGGTCAAGGCACAGTCGAGATGGCGGTATTGGGAACCGGTTTTTACAACTCCATAACCACGCCGTAAACAATCAAATAAGGAACTACTACAATGCCTGTTATTGAACATTGGCAGCTATTAACTTACGCGAAAGCGATTGCCGGAGATTGGGAAGCAAAAAACTTGGTAGGCGAGTTTTTCGCGCCAACGGTTGTGGTCGGCGGCGGCCAGTTTTTTTACCGCGACTACAAGAGCGGGAACGCCTTCCGAGTCGTGGACACGGGGCGCGCACTTGGAGGCCCGGCGGCACGCCTGGCGATGGACATCGACGACATTGCTGGAATCACGACGGAAAATGCTTTGGAAGCTTTTATTGACGACCAGGAACGCATCAATAACCCGCTCTCTATCAGCCAGATCCAGCGACGCAAAGTTGCCGACCTGACCTACACGAGCCTGAACAACAACCTGCGCAAGGTGCTCGTTTTGGCGCGCAGTATTACGGCAGTGGCGCCCGGTCCTGGTGGCTCTGGAATCTGGAAAACGACGCAGACCGAGGATCCAATTCTAACGGTCGATAACCAGTGTAAAGCAATACTGGACGCTACCGGCATCTTACCAAATAAGCTGTATTACGATGCGTCCAGCTGGTTAATCTTTCGCAATCACCCGCTAGTGACAGGGAGAATCAAGGTCGGTATTTCGGTGATCAGCCCGGAGTTGGCGGTGAGCTTGTTTGCGTTCCCGATGGAGATCCACATCGGCGGCGGTCAAAAATACTATGAGCCGGTCAGCGGGCTCGGTGACGTGTTCATCTTTCGGAGTGACGATGATCCGTCGACCGACGATGCTTCGTGGATGAAGACTTTTATCCAGCAGGAAGGCCGGTTTACGAACGTCCGCAGCTACCGGGACGAGAACCGGTCGAGCGACGTGTATAAGCTGCTGTTTTGGCAAACGATCGCCATCACGGGTTCAGCGTTGGTCCGGCGGCTGACGATTACGTGACGTGAAGTAGCACTTAGTGTTAAGAAGGTGATATGCCCCTGAAGGCCGGCAAGAAGAATATCGGTCACAACATCAAGACCGAGATGGCGCATGGCAAGCCGAAAGCGCAGGCCGTCGCTATTGCACTAGATACCGCTCGAAAGAGCGGCGCAAAAATCCCGAAGAAAGGAAAATAAACATGGCAACTAAACGCAGTGGCGGCAGCAGGGCGAAGGGCTGGCAACCGACGATGCCCACCAGCAAGCCGGCCGTCGGCGGGCAACAAGGGTTACCCAAGCCGGGTGGCAAGAGCAGCAAGAAGTGATTGCAGCACTGATCAGTTGGCTGGTCCTGGTAATCATTGTTTGTCTCCTTTATTGGGTGATCAGCCAATTCGCTCCGGCGCAGATCACCCGCATTGTGCTGGTTGTCTGCGTGGTGATTATCGTGATCGCGCTCGTTTACATTCTTTTACTTCCATTAGCTCATTTCCCGGTACACTAAATGGCCTGGATCGTACCCAATACGAACGACATCTACGCGCGCCTGACGCAACCTGAGCTGCAGGCGCTCGCCACTGTCGTGATGAAAACCGGGCAAGTTGACCGGCTCAACACCGTCTGGAAAGAGTGCGTTGACCTAGTCCGGGGCAAGGTCGCGGCCTGCGCCAGGTTCCGCATGTACGCGCAGGATCCGACCGTGCCCGCCAGCTCGATTCCCGAGGAGCTCTATAGTTCGTTCCTGGAAGTCACCCGTTACCGGTTGATCAACTCGCTACCAGTAAGTCTGCCCATGGCGACACCGGAGCGGCGGAAAACATACGAAGATGCGCTCCGGGAGCTTGAGGACGTCGCCAAGTGTCTGATCGAGATTGCGCCTGGCCAGAACTCGTC